CTCCGCATGGCGCCGAACAGGTGCGTGTTGCGGAACTGGTCGTAGGGCCGGTGCGCGAGCTCGATTTCGGAACCAAACCCGGCAGCCAGATTGTAGGCGCGGAACGAGTCGTTCTTATAGCTGGCGAACGTCGTCAACCCGGCTTCCGCCGCCGTGTACGAGCCCTTGCCGGCCGTCGTCGTGAATTGCACGGGCTGGCGCATGAAGAACCAGTCCGACCGCTCGTTTTGGATGTCCATCCATGCGGTCGAGACCCAATCAACCAGGTTCTTGATGTCGCCGGTCTGATTCACGGTCGTCACCGGGGCGGCACCCGATGTGCGCGACTCCTGACGTAGGCGCTTGACCAGATTCAGAAACGACATGCCGCCAGCGGCGTAATTCGGCTCGGTGAGCGGCGGGACGTTCGACATGGCTTAGTGGCTCGCGACGATGCGCGAGAGCCATTCGTGGCCGCGCGGGTTGCAATCCTCGAGGATCGACAGCGGGTACTGCGCTTTGCTGGTGCGGCGGATCGTGTTGCGCGGGCGCTCCACGGTCGCGTCGTCGTGCTGGGTGCGGATGGCATCGGTGCGCGAGCGGGCCAGCACCTCGACGTATTTGCGCTTGGTGACAAGCGGCACGCCGATGGGCAGCCAGCCGATTTCGAGCCACTGGCCGTTTTGCAGCACTTCCGCGTTCTTGCCGTTGACCGACACCGGGACGTGCGACTCGGGGAAGTCGGCGGACGAGTTTTCCTCGATGAGGATGGTGACCGGCTCTTCCATGAAGGCCAGCGCCGCCTGGTGCGACTTCATCAGCTCTTGCTCATGCGCGATGTTCGGCATTTCCTCGCCGTGGATGATCGGCGTATCGAGCGAGATGTCGACGTCGGTTTTTTGCGGAATGTTGAGATCCGCGGTGCTGGTTTCTCTACGGGCCATATGGTTTCCTGTGTTATCAAAAGAAAAAGCCCGCACTAGGCGGGCTTTCGTGGAGCTCGGGAGCCTTACGACACGACCGGACGGGCCGGCATGGTCATCAGGTTCTTGAAGCTGTAGGTGGCGCCGGTGACGCTCGACAGGTTCGAGCTGCCGAACGTCCAGCTTCCGGACAGGGTTGCGCCGGCCTTGAGCACCAGGTAGCCGAAGGGGGCGACGTTGTCGGGAATGCTCGGGAACTGCGGCGACAGGATGAAGTTGCCCTGTGCGTCGAGCGCTTGCACTTGACCCTGCGAGACTTTCAGGTTGCCGGCGGCGTCGTAACCGAACACGAACACGCTGCCCTGATTTGCTGTCACAGGCAAGAAGGCGGCGCCGGTCGTGGCATCGGTGGTCGGGGTGGCGGCGTTGGTCGCCGCGGCCTTGGTATAGGCGATGCCACCAATCGCGTAGTTGACCGCATTGGCGGTCGTGTAGGTGGTGGTGGTGCCTGCTGCCAGACCAGCGTAAGACGTGGTCAGGGTCAGCGGCACTTGGGTCAGGGTATCTGCCATGAGGGTTCCTTTCGGGGGGATAAGGTCACGCGAAGGCTAGTTGCCCAGCCTTCGCGATCAGGGCTATCAGGTTGCGCGGGCGACGTTGACGACCGCCATCCACTGCTGGTTCTCGATCATCGCGGCCTTCCACCACGAAGTACCGGCGTAACCGCGCTGGCCCAGCGGGTCCGACTTGCTCTTCTCGCCAGGCGGCAGGAACGTCGGGTCCAGCGCGTCCAGACCACGTACCGAGATCTGGCTGAACGCGTCGGCGCCAAGCACGATGACCGGGTACACGTCCAGGTTCACGCCGCTGGTTGAGTAGCCAGTGCCGGTGCCAGAGAACGAGGCGACTGCCGCGCCGGCGTCCTGGAACGAAGGCAGGTCCGGCGACAAGATGTAGCGGAAGCGCTCGCACTTGCCGATCTCGTTCTCCATCGGCGTGCCCGAGGCGTACTTCTCGGCCGGGGTGAAGTTCGGCAGGTCACGGATCTGGCGCTCCAGGTCGGTGTGCGCGAAGGCGAAGTAGCCCGGTGCCACGGCGTCGGTGCCGTAGTTGGCCGAGGCTTTCAGCACCTTCGTCACCGGCATGGCGTGGTTCGCCATCAGGAAGCGCACGACCGCCGACTGCAGGGTTTGGGTCATCGGGCCTGCCACGGTGGCGCGGCTGGTGCCGGTGCCGCCGTAGAACTGGCTGGTGCAGGACTTTAGCTTGCCGTAGACGATCATCTCGTTGACCAGGCCGACGCGCTCTCCGATTTGGGTCTTCATCTGCGCGGGGATGTCGTCCTCGTACAGGTTGAAGGTCTTGTCGGTGAAGCCGTACAGGCAGGAATACTGCTGCACGACCTCGGTCACGTCGAACGGCACGATGCTGTCCGGCGACGGGGTGACGCCTTCTTGCGTCAGGTGAGCTTGCACCATCGCGTTGCCGCGATCGCCGGCACCGTTCTGGAAGAACTGGTTCTGGTTGGCGGTGGAGGCACCGTACGGCAGGAAGCGGCGGGCCACGTAGGTGTCCGAGCTTTTCTTGGGCATCTGCACCTGGCGGCCCTGCTTCGACAGCACCTCGTAGGGCTTGGCGTGAAGGAGGATCTCGCCCTTGAATTTGTTAATGCGCCCCGGAGTGAGCGCGAAAGTTTGCATCGTCATGATGGGATTCCTTTATTGGGGTCAGCCGTTGTATCCGGCCTCGAATTCGTCTTCTTCCGACCGGCCAGGCGGGTGGCCGCCAGTGCCTTTCGGGGCTACTGCCGCCGCGAGTCGTTTTTCACGTGGGGAGGGTTCTTGCTTCGTGCTGGGCTGGGGCGCCGGCGCGGCCTTGGATGCTTCATAGAGCTTGAGCACCTTGGCTACGTCGCCAACGTCGTCCGAGTAGCGGATTTCTTTCACGTCCTCGGGCTGCGCGTCCATCCACGAGACAAACTCGGGGGTCGCGACAGTCTTTTTCCAGCCTGGGAACACCGCGTTGAGCGAGGAATCGATGATGCGAGCCTGCATTTCTGCAGTCTTGCCATCGATCGCCGCGTTCACCTTCTGCTCGAACGCCTCGGCGTCAAAGCCTTTGGTGCGCGCATCGACCATCCTTTCGGTCGCAGCGGCCCACTCGGGGTACTGCTTCTTCAGGGCAGCCCATTCCTCGGGGTCTTGCGAGGCCGAACTGATCTCGCCTTGCGTCGGGGCGTCATCCATCTTCTTGGCGGCGGCTTGTGCCGTGGCCAAATTGGCTTGGATCTCCCGGTAGCTGCGCTCGAGTCGCCCGATATGCCCTGCCAGCTTGTCGTGGCTCTGCTGCATCTTGTCGATGCGCGCAAGGGCATCTGCCAGCGGATCGGTTTTCTTTTCCTCTTCCGGCTTGGCCTCGGCGCCCGGCTTTTGCTCCGGGTCCTTGGCTGCTTCCGGCTTCGGATCAGGCTCTTTCGCTACAGCCGGCGTCTCCGTGGGCTGGTTGGCGTAGCCTGCTTCGAACTGATCTGCCGCGTCTTGGGTGTCCATTCCAGTGTGCTCTCCACAAATGAAAAACGAGCCTCGGGGGCTCGTTCGTTGCAACAACCGGCGCGCAGTGCGTGGGCTGCTTACCTCTTGCCGTGCCGCTTACGCGGGCGGCGGATTAAAAAGCTTGGGTGACCGGCGCGGGCTGCGCGCTGGGGTCGGGTTCTTTGTTCAGGTCCAGCAGAGCCTTGTAGGCGGCGATCCGGCCACGCAGGCGTGCGGTCTCGATCTCGCCGCGATCGGCATCGTTCTGCTGGCGTAGTTGGTCGACCTGCTCGGACATGTGGACAACGAGCTTACGCCACAGGGGGCTATGGCGATCCTCCTGGGTGAGGATGAACGGCGACTTGACCATTACGGCGTCACCTCCGTGCTCACCTCATCGCGAATGAGGCTTGGCGAGGCTGCAGTTCGATCCTTATCGCCCTCAGACGCCGCAAGTTCGATCTCGGCCGCAGCCATTTCGCGCTTGGTCTTCTCCTGCATTGCGGCTTTTGCCAGATCCGCTCTGGCTTGCTCGATGCTGATGTTCTGCTTGATCGCCAAATTGACGACCGCAATCTCCTTTTCGAGCTCCATCTTGCGCAGGTCGAGTGCGCCATTCTGCTGCGCGATCTGCTGCTCTTTCTCGGCGCGAGCAAGTTCTGCCTGTGCGCGTGATGCCTGGATCTCTGCAGAAGTCTCGGCCCGGATCTTCTCGCGCTCGATTGCCGCCATCGCGGCTACCTGATGCGGTGCGGCGCCGCCTTGAGCCAGCAGTTGCTGCTCGTGCTGCGCCTCTTGCTCTGCCACTGCGATGTCGGCCTGTGCCTTCGCGCCGATCTCCTGCAGCTTGTTCTGGCCTCGCTGCTGCTCGACCATGACTTGCACCGGTGGTGCCGGCGGCTGGGCGTCCATCTGCTTCTGCTCGTCCTCGGTGTACTGCACATCGCGTGGGTTGATGCGCTTGGACTTAAGCCATTCAGCGACAACCTTGGCCGGGTTGATCTTGTATGCAGGGTTCGCCGAGGCATTCAGTAGCGCCGGCCATGTCTGCTCCTGGATCGCACGTTCGACCATCGCAGACGAGCCCTGAGCGTTGACCCGATAGTCGCCCTTTTCGTCGTTCGGAACGCTCGGGTCGAGCAGCAGCCACTCGTAGAAGTCATTCACGAGCGGCTCGGTGATGAGGTCATCGTAACGCTTGCCGATCGAGCGCAGCCACACGTGCGCGTTGTCGTTCTGGAGCTCGGCTTGGCCAAAGGTCTGCGGCGTGGTCTGCCCAACCTGGCCCTGCGTCACCAACGGAATGCCCGTCTGCTCCTCGGCCAGCTTCATGCCGTATTCGATGATCGCCTGCAGCTGCTGCTGGATGTCGGGGATCGTGAAGAGCGCAAAGGCCTTGGCCACATCGGCGGCATCGCCAGTCGCGTACCACAGCTTATTAGGTGTGATCTGCCAGACGCCATCCGCCGGCGTGATGCCCTGCTGGCTCAGCACAATCTGCACGCCCGACGCCACGCCGGCATTGTTGAACATGGCCCGAGTCGAGGCATTCACCGCGCGCTGCGGCATGAACATCTTCTCGCCCACGCCCTCGCCAGCCCAATGGCCGGCACGGCGCGACCAGCTCATGACGCGGTACGGGAAGGCGCCAGAGTCCAGAGGATTGATGATCGCGCGGATCACCGTGTCGTTCACCATCTCAACGATGGCGCACACTTCCTCGGTATCCTCCGGCACATCCTCGATGCCCACGGCATTCAGGAGCGACATGTCGTCGCGTTTTAGCGTGCCATAGCAGTACCAGATCGGGAACCGATTCTTGGTCTTGGCTTCGGTCGGGTTGGCGCCTTCGGCCAGGCACTTGTCCGGCCCCTCTTCCAGCACCTTGTTGATCTGGTCAGGCAGGTAGCCGAGGTCGGTCTGTTTTCCCAGCTTCTTGAGCGCCTTGTGCGACAGGAAGTCGCGCTCGAAGAAGTCGTCCCCGTCGTGGATATCTTCGCCGCAGCCCTCGGCCGGGAAAGCGTTCCATGGGTCGACCCACTTCAAGCCGGGAACGATCTTCGTCTCGAAGCTCAGCGTAACGCCAGCCGCGTTCTTGGTCAGCGCGCGGTTCTTCTGCACGGTCGGGAACGGCCCCTTGAGCACGCCCACACCGATCCGCGCCGCATCGTGAATGACCTTGCGGCCCTCGGCTGGGTACTTCGCCTCCACCATCCAGTCGTAAATCCGCGTCTCGGCACGCTTGGCGCACTCCGCCGCCATGTCGATGATCTTCTGCGCGGCGTCCCCCGCGGTCGCCTGGACCAACTGGTTCGGCGTGTCCGAAGGTGCTCCGTACTGCGGCGCCGGGGCCATCGGGGCATCGGCAGGTTTTACTACCGGCTGGCCAGCAGCGCCGACGAGCGGCGTCTGGTCCTCCAACTGCTGTACGAGTTCCGGCTTCGGCGACGCCTCGAAGCTGAATGCCTTGTCATTGATCGGGAACAGGATCTCGCCCAGCTTGGCCGATGCCTGATCGACGTAGCGGCTCGTCAGGCGCACGAACGCGGTGGACCGGGCCGGATTCTGCTGCGCCGTGCTCGACGTCAGGCCTCCACTCATGGAGACCGGCTTGGCCCATTTCGCCTTGCTGAACTCGTGCCGGTTGGCGTCGTCAATCCCGAGATACGCCTCTTCGCACGCCAGCCATACTTCCTCGATCCCGGATGCCTTGCGTGCGGCTACCGCTTCGTCGCGCTTGTCGGCGATGACGCGGCTTAGCGCTTCCAGACGCTCTGCACGCTCGGCGTCGGACATAGCGGGAGCGCCGGACTGCGCTTCGCGTCCGAGGAATTTAGATGGGTGCATATTTTTAACTTTGTCAGTTACCCGAGCGCCCCAAAACCGCTGTCGGTCGGGCGGAACTGCGGAAGGCGGGGCGGTTCGTACTGCTGCGCCGGCCACTTGAGCTCGAACTCCTTGCCGGGCTCAAACAGCCGGGCCAGCGAGTCGAGCATGTCGTCATGTCGCCCGACCGGGAACGCCAAGTATTCTTCGTTGACGAATTCCGCCACGAGGTCATAGACCTTGCCGTCGCTCCGGGTATACCAGAACGTCTCAGGCAGCCACAGCTTGGCATTCTGGAACGCCGGGATCAGGCGCCGGATGCGGTCCTCTTTCAGGACGCCGCCGCCCACCTCCGTGATCTTGAAGCGGTACTGCTCGGCTTCCATGAGCGACTCTATGTGCTCGATGTCGGCCTGCATTCCGTACTGCTCGTATCGGACTTCGTACGGCCTCCACTTTCGATGAAGGGCCATCAGCATCCGGCCCCGAGCCGTCAGGTTCAGTTTGTCGCGCACCATGTCGAGCGCATATGCATTGCCGTCTGACGCCAGCCCGATGACCCACATCGAGGTGAAGTCGTTGTCCTTGTTCTTGCGCCGGCCGCTCGAAGGGTCAACCAGGATGATCTTGTTCATCCCCTGGCCGGCGCGCACGTCGCGGTAGTTGCGGATCCAGTCGCGCCGAAGCTCCCCGCCTTCGCTTGGCCGCGGCTTTTGCTGGAACAGCGCGTACCACGTGCGCGGGTTCGACTTGAACTGGTCCCAATGGCGCTCATCGAACCACTCGGGCCACAGGTACTCGCCCTGCTTGCGCCCCAGCGGGTCATTGTCGGTCTCGCACTGCGCTTGCAGGCAGACGACTTCCCACTCGTTGCCGTCCTTGCCGAGGATCTTGCCGCTCTCACCGTTCCAGTTGTCCGGCAGGATTCGGCCCGCCAGATCATCCTCATGCCACCGGGTCTGGATAATCACGATCCAACCGCCCGGTATCAGACGGGTCTTGAGGTCGTCCTCGTAAGCGTCCCAAGTCTTCTTGCGGATCGTCTCGCTGTCCGCAGCCTCGCGCCCCTTGATCGGGTCATCGATGATGATGCCGTGAGCCCGGTTACCAGTGATGCCCCCGAGGATGCCGCAGGACATGTACTCTGAACCGTTGGTCAGGCTCCACTCATCGGCGGCGCTGCTCTCCGCAGAGATCGTGCAGTCCCAAATGCCTTTGAAACGCTTGGACCGGACGATTTGCCGGGTCCGGCGCCCCATCTTCCGTGCCAGGTCGTCGCCGTACGAGGCAAGGATGACCTTCCGACCGGGCATCTCGCCAAGGTACTTGGACGGGAACACCACCGAGGCGTATGTCGACTTCGCGCTACCCGGCGGCATGAACACCATCATGCGGCCGTGCGGCGTCTTGCTTAGCTCGTCCAGCTTCGTGAGCAGCAGCCTGTGGTGGTCCGCCAGCGTCGTCTCAATGGGCAGGAAGAATTCTTCGTCAGGATTCTCGCTCGCCGGCTTACCAGGCACCTCGATCGCGTTGACGTAATCGAGGATGCTTGTGCGCGCCCTACGACGGATCAGCAGTTCTTGCGCCGCCTCGTCCGGCGATAGCTGCGAGTTCGTCATCGGTCATATCCTTGGCGCTCTTCGTGGCGATTGGCCCGCCGTCCTTGCCGGTCAGCTCCCGGCGATTGGTGAACGATCCGCCAACCTCTTTCGCCGCCTGCTCGATGATCTGCGCCGCGACGACCACGTTCCCTTGGCGCTCGGCCTTGGCGTACATACGGTTCAGGGCGCGCAGCCGGAAGGTCTGGTTCGCAATCGGGATGGAACTGGCGTCATCGAGGAACTGCTTGCGCGTCTCTTCGAACAGGTCGCGCCATTTTTTACTGAGCGAATGGCCAATCTTCTTCGTCGGGTCGTACGCTTGCACCTGGGGGCGCGTCACGACAAACCCGAATTCCTCTTTAACCGCGTCCACCACCTGCGAAGGTGTGTCGTAACAGGCAAGCGCCTGCACGATGAACGCTTTCACGTCATCCGTAAGCGCCGCCATATTCGAAATCTTGTATAAGTTGGGTTTAAGTTAAGCCGCTCTCAATATGCAGGTCCCGCAGGCTCTTGCAATGTCAATGTTGGCAACCTCGGCCGGCTTCTTCGCGGCCTCTACGAGCTTGGCGGTGTCACCTGCGCCGTTACCCGCGCCGTAGCGCCTCACGATGCCAACGAACTCTTCGACGTCATGCCCGCGCATCGCGAACTTGGGCATCCCGCCCCTCGTGAACTTAGGTGCGCCGAATTCGTCATGCTCCTGACCGCAGTGATAGAGCTCGTGCTCCACCAGCGCGCAAAACTCGGCGTCGCTCGCCTGGGCAGCGTAGTTCGCGTCCAGCGTGATGAGGAAGTCCGGCATGCGACCGAACCACTCACGCATCTGCTGCTCTTGGCGTCCCTTTTGCCAGGCGCTGCAGCGAAACACCAGAATCTCCGCGGTCCCGGCAACGCGCCGGCCGTGCTTCGCGTATGGGTCGTTCGTCCACAATACGCAGATGTCGGCTTCTTTCAGGTGCAGGTGATCGGCGTTATGCACTCGGCTGCCTTCATCGAGGAACGTGGCGCGGAGCCATTCGACTACTTCCGGCGCCGGTATGTATTGAGCGTACAGAGAGCTGTTGTCGAACAGCTTCTCGGGAGGCTGCGGGCGAATAACCGCTCCTGATAATTCGCGCCTCCTGGTTGCCATTACGCGGCGACGACTTCCTGCTCCGGCAGCGTGTCGCCCAGCTCATAGACGGTGTACTGACCACCGTCGCAGACGATGGCGATGGCGCTGGGCGGAAGCGGCTCGGCTGGCGCGATGGCGTCGTTGCCGTCAGCGTCCTTGGTGCTCACGATGGCGATGGTCTTCATCCTGGCAGTACCTCCACCGTGTAGCCTTCCAGGGTGATCGATTCAGAGCCGTCACCGATGGTCAGCTGGCCACGGATCGACAGCACCTGGTCCACCGTGGTATCGATAGCGCTGGTAACAGCTGCATTGCTGGTGCCGCCGATGCCGAAGACAGCGGACCCGGCACTTACCTGCGAATTCGTGGCGCCGCGATTGCGGATCACGGTCATCGTTTGCGAGCTTGTGCTGTTGGTTACCGGAACACTGGTAAAAGCGGTCGAACCGAGCTTGACGATCGGTCGCTTGGTGTTGGCGCTGTTCGTGTGGCTCCATGCGGCCGTGACTCGGAGTGAGCCGTTCGCGCCGATCATCCCGCCTGGAATCGTGATGGATGCCAGCACCGTTTCTGCGGTCGTGCCGGTGACCGAAGCGGGCACGCCCGATTGGGCTAGGATGACCGGGCTGGTGACCGCCTCGATGGCCGGCTCAAGCGATGCTTTTTTCATCGCTCACTCCCCCATCACAACCGTAACGGTGCCGCTCGAAATGCTGGTGACGTTGGCGCGGTAGTATTGCCACGGCGCGTTGTCAGTGTAGCCACCAGATGCCGCGATACCCGATTGAAGGGTGACGGCATTCACGCCATCATTCGAGCCCTCCAAATTCACGCTGGCTGCGCCGCTAATGATGACTTGGAAGGTATGGCGCAGCGAGCCGGGCGTAACCGGAGCCCACGGCGACACGCCGACCGTCGTAACGTTTTGGAGGAGAGCTTTGGTTCCCATCTTTTTACCTCATTTGTTGTGTCAGGCCAGTATCGGTTACCGACCGACGCGGCGCACCGGCTCGCCGTTGACGGTATCGCACGGCACCAGGCGCAGGGACAGCAGCAGGCCGTTCTCGTCGCGCATCTCGTCCACGCTGATGCCGCAGAAGGTGTCGCCGCCGACGCACTCGCCCAGGAAGCGAGCAACGCGGGTGATGGTGTCATCGGCCAGCTGGTCGAGGCTCAGACCTGTGGGCTGCTCGGCTTCCGGCTGCTCGGACGGATTGCCCTGCAGGGTAGTTTCCGCTTCGCTCACGTGTTGCTCCCGTAGCCAGCGGCCATCTGGTCCATGTCGGCACCGGTGTCGGCCATCTGGCCGGCGTTGGTCACGATGTCGCGTACCAGCTTGACAACTTCGCCCAGGCTGCCGACCGGTTGGAACTCGTCGGCGTTGCCAGCTGCTTCCGCGTCCTCGGCTGCCATTGGCTCGACGCCCACAGCGAACTTGCCGTCCGGGGTAACGCGGATCTCGATGGTGTAGCCGTTGCTCATGTCGGGCGCGGCTGCTTCCGGTGCCGCTGCGGCGGTCGGGTCGGCGGTCGGGTCTGCGCTCGGTGCGCCTTGGGGCATCATGTCGGCCATGTTGGTCTCTTTCAGGGTTGTAGTTGTTTACTTCGCTTTCGGCACTAGCCGGGCTGTCGCCGCCACGCTCATTCCATGGACGCCGTAGCCTTTGGCCCGCAGTACCGAGACTGCCTCTTCGGCCTGTACGAGCTGGCCGGCGATCGCGTCGAGCGTTTCGTGGTCGGCGACTTGCGCGCTCATCGCCGGGTCTGCGCCCAGCACGGCTCGCACGATCATGTCGCGGTAAAAGCGGG